GTTTCTAAAAGAGATACTGCACAAGTATCCACTTGCTCATCAAATAACCAACAGTCGTGCACAAGCCTGCCCATTAGTTGGTCGGCATCGTATAGCTCAGAATTAGCTGCTTGAATTATTTTTGTGTTGTTGTGTTTTTCAATCGCAATAGCTGCACCTGCTCCAACGATGAGCCAGTTCATTTCACCTGCAAAAAGTTTAGCTGCAAAACCGCCTGCCTCTTTGAATGCGTACTCTGTTTTCATTCTCAAAGAAGGTACGGGTATAATCGCTACGCCATCAAGTGAGTTTACTTTTAAGGTAACACCATTCTGCCCAGTGATTTCTTGTGTTTCCATAGTTCGGTTTAATTCGCTTGATTGTGTTAATGCTCGATATGCCTTGCCTGACATAAAACAATAAAGCTGTTCTTGCTCGCCTACAATGTCTTGGATATGCCCAAAGTCATCGTAAAGCTTTGTGAGGATAGTATCTTTGTCTGGTGTGTATTGTGTGATACGTCCATTAAGCCGTGCAATGTCTGCGTATAACGATGAGTAGCGTGCAGAGTCAACCTCGGGTGCTTCGTCTTGTTTTGCAAAGACTGCTAATGCGTTTGAAGTATTTAAGATACCCGCTGTTTCATCTTCGTCCATTGCGTCAATACCAAACTTGAAGCTTCGGTCAAATCTAAACCTTTTTGTTTGATAGCCAAACTCTAAAGATGAGCTTGCATAACCGCTTGTTCGGTTATAGTTCCCTAGCCCGTTTGTTTTGATAACGGGAATTTTTACTTCATCGCCACCGACGAATTGCACTCGTGAAGAGTTTGCGGAAAGAATTCCAGAAGTGAGTGATGCAACTACTTTCTCATCTAGTATCTGTGAAAAAATCTTTGCCCGTGCGTTAATTGTGTTTGTAGGTAATGCCATAATATGCTCCTGTTCGGGAGCACAAAAAAAACGGCTCCCTAAAAATATTGATAGACAATTAGATTGTCCTCAACGGTTTAGGTGCCGTTAATCCACTCCGAAAAGTTTTACAAGCCTCGGACTGCTTGACCTTAGATAATGCTAAGCCATTTATTTAAATGTATCATAAGACTTGCACGTTGTCAAGCCAATCCCGCACCTTTTCTCGCCAAGGCTAACAGTCTTTCTTCTTCACTTATCGTGTCGCCTCCGCTCTTTACTCCAAGGTCTTGTATTCCTGCCCTCTTCACAAACTCTGGATTCTCTTTGATAAAGCCCGCAATCTTTTCAGCTGTGGTCTCGCCCTCATACGCTCCGATTAGTTTAATCACTCGCTCAATCTTTTCTGGTGCGATACCTTGAACCATCGCCTCTGCTCGTGCTTCTGCAATCGTTGCTTTTTGCTTTATTTCAGCAAGCTCTGCTTCACGTTCAGCAAGTGCCTTTGCTGTTTTCTCCGCCTCGGTTAATTGTGCGTCCTGTAGCTCTTTTAATTTCGCAAGCTCCTCAACGTCCTTTACTCCTGCCTGCTTTAATAGCTCTCTGCGTGCCCGCTCTAATTCCTTAGCCACCCGTGCCGAGATTTTGTCATTCAAATCTTTATCGGTGTACTTTTTTTCCTCTTGCTCTACAACCGCCTTAATCGGTTCCACTGTAACATTTTCTGCTGCTACTTCATCGGTTTTAATTTCATCAGCCATTTCTGCCTCCTATTTGTTCACGTGCTACTTCACGTCTACGCCCTGTATCTTTTAAGAAGCTTTTTAACACCTCTTGCTTTTCCAATATCTTAGCCTTCTGCCCTTCCATCTTTGCTCGTCTTATTTCTCGCTCCAACTTCCGTTGCTCTTGGCTTTCTTCGTACACTTTCCTGTTTTCTCGTTTGCCGTACGGTTGCCATGTTTTCTCCATGCCGTCTCTATACGGTGCCATTGTGTGCCTACAATTTATTCCAAACAATCCTGCTGGCTCTCCGTAACTCGTACTGCTAAACGGTGGGTACTTTGTGCTTGTACCACTCAAGCTGTAAACCAGCCCTTGGTCTGCCTCGCATAACGGTCTTGCTCCAAGGTGTGATGATACCTCAACCAAGTCCTCGCCATTCTCCTCGCAATATTCCATCTGTGCCTGAAAGGCTACCTCGTTGCTTGTGCTTCTTACCAAAGTCTGTGCGTATGCCTCTGCTGTCCATTGCCTACCGCCTCGGTCTTGTATCAAGGGTAAGCCTTTGCCTATCCAGTTCTGGACAATCTCGTCCATTGCCTTTCGTCCGCTGTATCCCAAAGCTTGCTTTGCTGTGGCCACGTTTACTATCTCGATATATTTTTGTCCCATGCCTTTAAGCATACCTTGGTATAAGTTTTCAAGTTTGCCGTAAACTGTCCGCTCAAAAAGTTTCAGCGTCCGCTCCATGTCTTTGTTGTTTATCATATACGGGATAGTCGCTTCTTTATTCGTGCCGATGATTTTCTCCATCGCACGCTTCTGGATCGCCTTCTCTGTCTCGGCAATTATCTTGTCCATGTTTTTTTTAATAGCGTTTCTGTTTGCATCTTGTAACAGTCCAAGCCCTTGTAGTTTTTCTAGTTGCCACCTTGCCGTGCCTATGTCGCCCTTGTTTAGTAACGTGAGTAAATTTTTAAGCATATCGCCCTGTATTTTCCACAAGAGTCGCTCATACTTTATCATTCATCGCCCCACAATCCGACATCAACCACTGCTCGGCTGTCTCGTATCTGTTTTGCTTTGATAACGGCTTCCTCTTCACTTAGTCCGTCTAGTTCAATAAGTGCGTCCTCAAGTAGTCCTGTACCTGCTTGTACTCGTGTGTTCCAGTAATTAGCCCGTGAGTTTCTGTCCTCGATTACGCTGTCGTCCCAGTCAATGTAATACTCCATGTTTGTTGTTTTAATTCCGCACTCAGCTCCGACTGTTTTAATACTGTCTAAAAAGTTTAATATCGTATAGGTCAATGAGTTTTCAATGTTCTTTTTCATTCTGAAAGTCTTTGAATTTTCGCTTATTACCTCGGTTGCTGTTTTCATGCTCTTGCCGTCAAGAGATAAAAAGCTATCACTACAACCGCTTTGTTTTGATAGTATCGCAAGCAAGGTATTTATCGTCTGTGTTATCTCAGCAATCCGTAAATCAAAGTCTATTGCTGTCGGTTGCATACTCTCTTTCTCGGCGTCGTCAAATGCTACGTATACTTTTTCGTTCTTATCATAATATGCCATGCTCGGTTTGTTATTTTTACTTGATGGGAAGTGTCGCTGTAACATACTGTGACCTATGATAATTTTTCGCCCGCTTGTGATTATTTCCTCGGTCAAATAATCGCCTGCCATGTCTAACTGTTGTATCGTGTCTACTGCCGTGCCAAATATTGACATACCAAATGGAGAACCCATTGAAACAGAGTTAGCTACTGGTGTTTTCCAAACCTCAAACATCTTTGACGGAGCAATCCACAAACTCTGCTTTATTCCTGCCCGTGCTGGGTCTACCTTCCTATAGTCCTCATTGCCGATATTCTCGTACACTTCTAGGCTTATCCTGTACCCGTCGCTCTCTTGCCTGTGTTGCTCTATAACCTTAAACTCTTTGTCATCGTGTACCGTTGTTGATAAAAAGTCTGCTTCGTATACTCCTCGGCTGTCGTATGATACGGGAATAAAGTCCCCTGCCTGTACCCAATCTATAACAAGCTCGCCATCTTTCACAAGCCACTTCAATACGCCACTGCCTAAAGCTAAAGCGTACTCAAGCCATACCCTCGCATTCTCATTGAACCTGTTTTTATCCAGTAGCTCCCGTACATCATCATCGACCCCAAACGTTGGAGGCTCGGCAAAGACTAAGCCAGCAAGCTCTTGACATAACATTTTACCGCCATTCATTAAAAATCGGTAGTTTGTTTTCTTGCCACTTAAACCTTGCGTTGTGTATGTTTTCCACTTCGGCTCGCCTGTGTAAATATCTCTCCAATAGTTTATTAAATTATCGCCCTCTACAATTTTCCTTGGTAGCTTTTTACCAAACAGTTTTAGCCAAATACTCATTTATTCTCCTCCTCGTTTATAGACCTGTGCCATTGCGTACCTTACNCANTCNATATGGTGGTCTTTCTGTCCCTCAGGATACGTGCTTATTATATCACCGTCTTTGTTTACTTCATAGTGATANCCGTAAAACTCCTCCCATGTTCTCGGACATAGTTCTTTGTTTATGTGTATTGCTGTCAAACTCTGTAGCCACTTGAAAGAATAATCCCTGTGCTTTT